TTTTCATCACTTAAATCTATTGTATAAATTTCACCACCAATATCAATTTCCTCAAACCCTTGATATAACTCAAACTTTTTCATGTGCTATCCTCCTGACTAAATAACTACTTACACTACTTACACTGTCGTTACTGTAATCGTGTTAGAAGGTGCTGAAACAGTGTTGAATGTGTTGTCCTTAGCAACCACATAAATATCATACAATGTTGCTGTTGTTAGTCCTATGATTGTTGTTTCATTGACCGTCACACTAGAATTTAATACACTATCTACGTAAACGTCATACCCGCTAGCAAGATTAACCGCATCCCAATCCAAATCGATTGTTGTAGTTGTTATATTAGATGCGACTAGATTAACGGGGACCTTAGGGAGTAGGTGGTGTGTAAGTTGGCTTACCATTAAAGTGCATCTCAAAGCTTACTTCACCTTTTGCACCTGCATCACCTGATGGCCCTGAAATATTAGCTATCGTACAATTACCAGCAAACATTCCTCCACTTGGTTCTGTCCATTCAAAAGGTGTCCTACGATCTTCACCTAGATTGAGCATGTTGGCAAAAATATAGTCCTGAGCAGCATTACCATATCGGCGATGACCAGTAAAAGCTAGAATTAACTGTGCACCAATTACATCTGTTTCAGCAAAACCTGCACCATCTAAATAATTATCCTGAGCAAGTTCTTCATTATTTCCAGGCTCAACATTATTAATACCTGATGCAAGTTGGCTCATTGTTGGGTCACCAGTTGTAGCATCAACACCTGTGCCTAAACTGAACTTATGTTCGTACATTAAATTAAACATTAACTAACTCCTCCTTGTAAATAAATATCAGCATTAAAAAGTGCTGTCCATAATGTCCCATGAACTGTTTCCTGTATATAATTAGGTGTGGTTGTACAAAATAATGATATCAAACTAAATGAATTATTAGCAGATACAATTCCTTTTGTTCCATCCAACTCATTATTCAATCGATTAATAGTGTCATATGCAGTTAAATTATTACCATGGTGCACAAGTACCTGAAATGAGAATGAATAAACTTTACCTTTTTCCATGTACCTTGTACTAATGTTGCTCGGTGTAGGAACAATTGCAATAGAATCACCATCTTCTTTATACGTGCCTATCTCAATAACAAAAGGTGTAAATGAATACCCTTCAACTAACTCTTTGAGTCTGTCCAAGAAGTCCATATTACTCACTCCTATACTTTACTCCTTGTTGCCTCTTCACCTTGTTTTATCCATGACTCTTTCTTTTCTGACTTAGCTGCCTCAAACCATAATCCTCTTGCATTAGGATTAACGTCTTTACTAAAATTATATTTAGGATTATAGTATAATCTTCGAGCATATGGAGTTTGCCACATAATAAGCCCTGATCCTGGATTTGAATGCAAAAACACACTTTTTTCTAAATAATGCTCATCAGTCGGGATATAATAATTGCTATCCTTCATGACTGCATTGTCAAGGACAAATTGACCATACTTTACTGCTGCTGTAACTTTTGTATCTACATCAAATAATTTAACTTTTGATTCAAACATTACGTCAACCCCAACTCATAATGGTGCGGAATATCATCAAGATCATACAATGGTTTAACTTCAGTCACTTCATATGATTTACCTTTGAATGTTATTCTAGAATTTACCTTAAAATCAAGATATGGGCTTGAATTAACTCTATCGATAAACACTGTATGATGTGCTGTTTTGCCTTCTGAGTTTGATGATCTATTATAGGATTTTACAGGTTCAACTCTCACAAATTGTATATCAATAGGGACATTATAACTATCATCCCAACCGTCACTTACACCTGAATTTTCCTCGTATGACACAGTGTGAATCAATAAATTTACAGGTATAGGTTTAATATAAGTCATTATCAATTGCCTCCATACCTGCATAAAGTAAACCAGTGTGTGATAACTGAATAACTGCTTCTCTAATAGCTTCATTACCTTCATCCGATGATGTCTTGCTTGTTGAATACTTAAATGATCCTATACTTACACTTTGTGGTTCACTAGATTTTGTTGCTTCATATCCACCATTTATAACATAATACTCAACAATTTTTGCAGTTGCTTTTTTAACTTGATCCTGAACAAATGGAATTGAATTATCAATGTTTACTTTGCCCGTAACTAACTTAAACCCGGTTATTACATCGATCATCTCAGAGGCCCTTATGAGAAGCTTTGGTAAATCATCCCAGTTAAACGGTTGCTTGCCTTCATAAACATTTGTATAGTACACTGTGTCAATATATGGCATGCAACTCACCTACCCTTCATATTTATCTTACTGCTTCTTGAGTTGCTTCTTTAACTTCTCGTTCTCTTCCTGTAACTGTTTACCTTTTTCAGCAAACTTCTCTGCCTTTTCCTTTAATTCATCTCGCTCCTGTGCTTGTTCCTGAAATGCATCATTTAACTTATCAAATTCTTCCCGACTCACACCATCTTTGTTTTCTTTAACATTTTTAAGTTTAGCTTTTAATTTATTATACTCAGCGATTGTCACTGTCTTGCCGTTTGTTGCCTCTTTAATAACTTCACCATCTTCATTGATTTGATCATAACCTCGTGATAAATAACTATCAACACGTGAATCATCAATCGTAATAACGCGATTAGCCTTTTTGATTTTAGCCATTCAACTCATTCCTCCTGAAATTAAAATATTGGAAGGGACTATGCCCTCCCATTAATTAAATTGGTGGTGCATCTGTACTAACTTTGATAGCACTTACTTTTTGACCAATTACAAATAGATCCCAATATTTACGCTCATAATATAACCACTTACCGCCTGTTTTAGCAGTTGGTTCATCCAGTGATACAAACTCATACTTTTGTGGAGTAAATAGAGTTTGTGGATGAATAAGGATCATGTTAATTTGCAATGCAGTAGTGTCAGCTACAGCACCATCTGTAAAGTCGTATACTGTCTTCATACGTGAACTTGGTACAACCTTGATTGTAACCTCATCCAATGCACGAATATTACGATTAGCTGCACTTGAAGAACCTCTAATTTCCAGAGAACGTTGTAAATTTTCAGCATTCTTCAATAATGTGTTGATTTGTGGTGTCACATAAAGAATACGACCTTCAGTAGGTGATTCAGCATCATCCACTTCTTCCATGAACTGATCAAATACTGTAAGGATATTTGCTGTTGTAAGAACAGTTTGTTCTAGTACTCCACCTTTTGCAGTAAAATCAGAAACAAGCTTAGATGCCGCATACTTGTCCATCTCAGGAATCTTATGCTCTGTATTAAATACTTGTGTAATATTTGAAATTGTTACAGCCATATTTGATTCATTTACATCAACAGGATCTACTAACGTACTAAATTCACGATCATGCTCAAGAGTTAATGGAACATAGTTGTTGTCAACACGACGAGTGTAACCTGTAACAGCATCACGATTGACGTCTGTCATGCCACCAGTTGTAATATTTGGCACTTGGACCGTCTTTGCATTAACCCATTTTACCAAACTGTTATTAGGCGTGTTGTATAATTCATTAAATTGTAACCCTACTTTGAATGCTTGTTGCAACGCTTGTTGATATTGCTCAGCATAATTCAATACTGCCATTATTTATTTCCCCGTTTCTATTGTTTAATTGCCCCATTTAAAGGCAGTTTGCCATTTTTCTTTATCTGTTTCTGTGTTATCAGCTGTATGATCCCCATTGGTGAACTTAGGCTTTTTCTTCTTTTTCTTTGAATCTGTGTCGTCAGCGTCATCAGCATTATTACTAGCACGCTTAAACTGTGGATATTTTTCTATAACCTTTTCAATTGCAGCATCAATATCAGTATCGTCATCAACAAGATTATTCGCCAATACTACTACATCATCTACTGACTTAGGATCAACATCTGCTTTCATTGCAGATACTTTAGTTTCTAAAGTTTTTAAAGTTTTTGAGTTCGCACTGTTTTCATCTTCCAAAGTTTTAGCTCTCTCAATAGCCTTTTCTGCATCTGTCTTTTGTGCATCTTGCTGTTTCTTATAATCTGATAAGCCTTGTTTAGCTGACTTAACATTTTTTACGCCAAGTTCTTTTAAAATCTTTTCCTGTGCCTTTTTAGCCTCACGAGCTGCAATCTTACTTACATCATCCTGTGTGAATGACTTGTCTTTCTTTTTATCAGTATTACTAGAGTCATCTGAACTGTCTTCTGTCCCATCATCGTTATTACTCGTAGAATCATCATTACTACCTGATTTATCATCACCAGACTCATCTGTGTTATCATCTGAACTGTCATCAGCATCATCACCTGGGTTATCAGATCCTCCATTTGCAAAAAATTGCAATGATGGTAAAAAATACTTTCTTTCACTATTTTCTTTCAACTTACTTGTTACTGCTTGTACATTCTTTTGCATTTGTTCCATTATTNATTTCCTCCCTATGGGGTGATATATTTATAATTGCTTTCATTTTATTTTACTGGATAGCTAAATGAATAAATGCTATTTTATGTTAACTACAATTAAGTAGATTACTTGGGATATTTTTAACTCTTCAAGTTAATTTAACTATTGAACAATTTGTTTTACAAACAGCGTATTCCTATCATCCACCTTTGTAATATATTAGATATTGGATCACCTCTTTCTACCCGAAGTATTGATCTTTATTTTTATTCTTTAAATCATCAATTTCCTGCTTCAAAGCAACTTGATTCTCCAACAACCTGTCATTCAATATCTTTGTTTCATCTAACTTAATTTCTAGATCGTCAAATCTACCGACCAACTCTACAATTTTTTATTAACATCATGAATATTGAGCAATAGAGCATTATACTCTTTCTTTGGGACAAGCCCCATATGACAACATCCTTTCTCAATATATAAAACAAAATAAAAAAAGGGACGACTTATGTCGTACCCTCAACTGAGAACTTTAATGGGAATATTTTCATTTCCCTCTACTTAATATTAATCCCAACCCATATGGTCGAAGTTTTCTTTCTTTAAAAAGTTGAATACGTCTTTAGCGGTCTTAATTACTTTGTCATATTCCATGAAAGTCTAAATGGTAACCACCTTTAATCTTTGTAATAACTAAATGTGATTCTTCATTTCCCCATACGCTTTCATTTAATTCTTTTGCTTTCATCAATAAACTCTCCTCTTTAGAAATATGTTTTGGTTGTGTTTAAGTATCTAATTACATTATACTATACAATTGGTTATTTGTAAACATTAATTTAATACTTATTATTATATATATACTTAAATTAATATTACTTAGCAGGTGATAGCCGCACACATGCATACGTGAGGTTAACATAGACAGCCATCATTTAACGTTACCTATTACCTGCTTATTAATATGCATTACATGGTTATAATGCTTCATGTGATCACTTTGTTAACCCTTTTAATTTATTCATCATAGGATTTTTCTCCCTTATAATTATGTCTGCTATTTTACCAGGCTTAGCCATAATCTCTAAATCACGTTTGCCTTCACGTGTCTGCCTAGTGATGCTGTATTTGTTACCACACATGTACCTTATGATTAACCTTTTATCTTTCAACTTAAGCACCATGCTGCCCTTATGGCTCTTTAAAAACCTTTGTTCAATCTTCTTCACCAACCTTTTCTTATAATCATCCATTATCCTCAATCCTTTACATAAGAAAAGAGCCTCAATGGGCTCCTTCTAGAGAACTATTTATTTTTGTAAGACAATTGATCCGCATCCTTGGCACTTTGTTTTTAGATGTGCGTCACTATCTTCACAATCATGTGTTGTATAATTATCACAGTGCAAACAGTAAATTGATTCCTCAAATTTGATTATCGATGATTCTACTTTTCCACTCATATTTATTCTCCTCTAAGAAATATTTTTTTATCTTTGTACCCTGAATACTATATCAACTGAAAGCCTTGTGTGAAGCTAAAATTATATTTTACATTCTCTCTTTGCAATTCTTCATGTATCTCAATTTGCCTTTCCTCATTTGCTTCTTTTTCTTCACCTTTTTCTAAATCATCATATTTAGTTTGTAAAGCGTTTAATTCGTTAATTAGTCTTTGCATTTAACTATCTCCTCTAAGAAATTTATTTTGTTTCCTTACCATGATTTAATAATACACCGTACTCAGTCAGTTGTAAACAGGTAATATGCTATTTTTTATTTTTGTCCCTGACCTCTATTTAATGATTGTTCATCCTTCTTAAAAATTCTTCTCTAGTTAATTCTTTCTTACCGTTCTTTACTCTACTTTTATTTATTGTTTTCATGTTTTCTTCCGGTACATCAGTGAACTGAGATTGTTCTATACTTTGCTCAAATCTTTTTAACTCTTTGTCATCAGGCATGTGCTGCAACCTCCTATCTACCTCTATCATAACACACTGTTATCTACTTTAACACTTTTGCTATTATTTTAACGTTCATTGTCCCGCTTTCCTCATCTTCTTTTTGCATTACCTCAATAAATTGTATTTTAGTACCCTTATCCAACACTATTTCTGATTCCTCTCTGTTTTTTGTGATTAAACCTTCCGTGCCTTCATCAATAAGTAAATGCATTTCTACACTCTTGCTTTTGAAAACATTCCTACTTTGCTTATAACTTACACTTGTAAAACTTTTATTTTCGAACGTCATTCCTGTCACTTTTTGATTCAGTTCATCAACCAATTTGGCATTACCTAATAAAGGATCGAATTTAACTTTGTTTTCCATTTCAAGATCTTTAGTGATACTGTCCAAATAGTTATCATCGACCATCCTTAAAGTTTTCATCTTATATGGTATCTTGTGTTTTTTAATTAAGCTAGAAAA